TACAGTGTAGACACCCTGGGCAAAATGACTCATGCTTTTACATTTCTTGCCGCATAGTAATTAGGAGCAGTAGGTACATTTACTCCCAACAGTGTACTAGGGCTACGAATATTATTTAGATAATATGCCAGTGTTAAGTTTAATTCAAGTCCGTTGAGTCCTTCAATCTGCTGTAACAATGTTAACACCGAAATTTGACTTTGTTGTGCGACTCGAAATAAAGTTACAGTAAAATTAGCCGCGGCTTCTGTTGTGCCAAAAACGCTGGCAAAAAAACTGTAAACAGCATCATACTCGAGCTGTGGAACAAAGTCTTCATATTTGTAAAAGTTATCAAATATTTGAACTGATTGATCAATATTGGTATTAGTATTGTTAACTGAGCCCATCGATTATCCACCGTTTACAGGAGCTTTTGGAAACAACATACCATTGGCCGCTGCCAATGCTTGTCTTGTAGCGCCTGGCAATGAATTTTGAATAACACCAGGAGCGGCAGCCAAGACGTCAGCTTGTGCAATATTGCCAATGCTCTTATTTTTAAATGTGTTGTATGTAGTACCAGCAATTTGTGCCGCACCAATAATACCTTGTACATTGCCTGCCTGTAAGTCAGTGGCAAATCCTGCAACTGCATCAACAAGTCCGCCTTGTCCAAATACAGTAGATTGAGAACCTGGACGGGCCAACGGACTTGGTGCTGTGTCATAGTGACTAGGATCAGCAAAGCCATTAACTGTTGTACTTGGATTAGTACCGCCAACTGCACCAGCATAGTACTTGACTGTTTCGTAACGAATAGTCATGGTATGTGACATAGTGCCGTTGTCAGATGAATAGTCGTATGGTTCAGATTTCCAATCTGTGATCATAGGATTGATCAGTGTGTACTCAGCATATTTTTTCTGTGCTAGACCATAAATTTGAATGTCTGTAAAGAAATTTGGTTTGCCTGTAGTTTCGCCGCGTGTAGGACCTGCGGCTGTACCGTCTTGATAGCTTTCGCCAATGTATCCCCAGTCGGCATTAGGACGACTAGCACTGTAGATATCATCAACATTGTAACCAAAGCCGTTTGATTCATTAGCAACTTGACCTAATGTTCCATTTTGATTAGGTATATTATTATAAGGATAGGTAGGATCCTTATAGTAGTAACTATAATATTGATACCACAGGTTGCGAATTAAATCACTGTTATCATCATGGAATGTAATCTGTACCGGCTGATAGTTAATCTTGGTCTGCATCAAACGCTTACGATTGTATTGATTTAATGTTTGTACATCAATTGAGTAGCTAGGTAGCTCAACTGTTTTAACCATTAGACCAATAGTGGCTCCAACGCCGTTACTATATGCGGCGTTTAATGCTGGAATTTGACCAGTGTTGATATTAAAATATACATGAAATAAAAACTTTTGACGAGGTAGTAATCCGTACCCGTTAGTCGTAAAAGTTTTTGATGCGTGAGTGTAATCACGAAGATTTTGTCCTCCAAAAAACCCTTCTGCGGCTCCTTGGAGGAAGTTTTGGCCAAAATAGCCTACGGCCATGATTTATCCTTAGGTTGCGACGTCGCCAACTGTTCTGGTAATTTGAGCACCAATACCAGCGGCGTTTGTTTGATTACCTTGTGGCAATTGCAATGCGTTATCGTAAGTGATAGTCATAGTAACTGTCATTGGCTCACTAGTAGCATAGTTAGAAGCGTCGTAGTTAATATCACTTAGATAGCAACCATACAATTCCCAACTTTCAAGTGTAATTGGTGTGTTTGTTCCGTTACCACCGTCAAGTACTTCATACAAAATTGTAAACTTGTAGTCAATACCAGCTGCCGCACTAGACTGTTCCATAAAGTCTAACTGCTTCTGAATTTGCTCGCCAACTAATTGACTTACATTGCCACCTGCATCGTCACGAACTTTACAAGTAACATTATTCCACTTGTATTTGCCAGCAACTTTAACAGTTGAGTTATATATTGGAAGTGCAATTTCTGCGAATTCAACATGAGGACGAGAAAATTCCATCACTTGTTTAGTTAATTCTGTTGTTGGTTGACTTGTGCCAAGGTTAATAAAAGTAACGCGAAAGCGATACTGTAACTTTGGCATTAACAAACCTTGCGTTGGTGCGCTCTGATCGCTTCCCAACGGAACTGTCATGTTTAAGAGTGATGATGCTCCTGACGTTGTACTCATTACTTAATCTCCTGATATACTTTATTTATGGCAATCGGAAGGGGAAAAATCTCCCCCTCTTATTACGCTGTTTGGCTACCCGCTATCGCTCCAGTATTTTCAATAATGACTGGAATGTAGATAAACTCAACTGCTGTTACTGGTTCAATAGCAACATCTACAAACAATTCATTAGCATCAATGGTTGCTGGTGTGTTATTTGATGTATCGCAAACTACCAAGTAGTCATAGATACCGCGTTTTGCCACAAGATCAATCATCAAACTTGTAATTGCACTAGCAATAGAATTACGAGTAATTTGATCGTTTGGTTCAAACAGGTACTGTTTAGCAATTACTGACAAACGACCACGAACAAATGCTACTAAACGAGCTACATTGATACGATCCAATAGTGTTGTTACACTAGTTGTTGTCTTATTACCAAAGTTAGTAATACCAACGCCAGGAATAAATGTAATTGGGTTTACATCGTTTTCGTACAATACATCACGCAGAGCTTGATTTACGCCTAACTGAACAAATTCGCCTGTTGTTTCGTTTAGGTAACCAATTGCACTAGCATTGTCAACTACACCGCGGTTTACACCAGCAGGTGCTAACCATGGATAACCAACAGCATCACTACGGATAATAGTACGAACCATCATATGACTAGGTGCTGTAACAACTGTGTTACCACTTAAATCATTAGTTTGGCAACTTGGGTAGAATGCTCCAGCGTACTCGTCACCAACTAACAGACCATCGCCTGTTGGTAAACCTAAGCCATTATTGTTTGTGGCCCACTCAACTACATTAGCTGGGCTTAAACGCAATGGTGTATCAACAATACTAAATGCAGTATTGTTACGCTGATTGTTCAATGCTACCATGTCTGGTGCCAATTCTGGATATTGTGGGCAGGCAATCAAGTTAAACTGATTCTGTTCTTCAAGAATTTGACTATTTGTACTGATACCAGCTTTAAGAGCTTTAACAATAATTGCTCTTTGAGCTTGACGACCCATATATGGACTACCGTCAGCTCTATTACCACTAGCTGTTAACCATGTACTAGTAACAGTGATTGGGCTCCAATATGCAGTTTGTGTATCTGGCTCTTGATTAGTATTTGCTTGTAAGCAGATATAAACAATAGCAGGATCACCGTAAGTAACTAATGCGCCAATAGCGTATGATGTACTTGCTGACCATGTGTAAGCAGGATATGCTTGGTTGTTAAAATAGTTAGCTTGATATGTTTTAACATTGAAACCACTACGACGAGTATTCCAAAGCAACATTCCATCTGGATATAGATCTGGACTTGGTGCATCTGGATCTAAATAATTACTTGTTAACAAACTTTGAATAGTTGGAATTGGATCAGCTACTGGATCTGTTGTACCATTTGGTGCCCAACGAGCATCTGCAAACAATACACCATTACTTGTAGTTTGATCTGTGTTAGTAATTGCAACCCATTGATCAACTCCATTGACATTCTGCCAACGATTGATCATTGGATAATTTTCTAAATCGCTAGTGTCAATCCACAAATCTCCATAAACCAATGGACTCTTACTAGTGTTAGTCTGTGTTGTAGGAGCTGTGGTTGAAATAATAGGACCTGTAGCGTTACACAATGTTAAATTGTATCCGCGAACATCTGTACTAACTGTCTGATAACCTACCCATTGACCATTATTTTGAATCATAATGTCCGCCTGTGTAGGATCGCTGTAATACCAGTATGTACCTGTTGCTGGATCTTGATCTGGAGCAACATCACTAGCTGAGTATGTAAATGTTGGAGCAGTAGCCCAGTTACTTAAAATCAATCCAGTAGCTGTTTGATTCTGAATAGCGCCAACACAATTTGTATTGAAACCAGCGGCAGTAATTGGGCTACCTACATGGTTAGTTACATAGATATCGCCACCCAATGAGTGTGTCAATACTAATGCACCTGTACTACTTACAGAAGCTGTTACATAAGGAACTGCGGCAGCACTAACGGCAGCCACAAAGTCGGCGGCAGTAGGTGTACCAGTAGTACTACCTTGTGCTAACACTGGAACATTTACTTGTGCGGTTACTGTTGCTGTTTCTGGTTGTGTTGCACTCAAGTAGAAACTAGTAGGTGTACCTGTGATAGGAGGGAATGTTGGACTAGTTGTTGTACCAGTAATAATAGTTGGTCCAGTTGCATAGCGTTCAAAAATACGGAAGTCTGCTTGATATCCTGTATTAGAATTGACCTGAGCATAAGTTGTGCCTACAGGAATTAATTGACCGCCACCGCTTGGATCCAAGGCATAAATTGCCTGTGCATCACTAGCATATACTGGGCATGACTGTGGAACCCATACACCTAATGTAGAATTCCATTTGCTAATGTTGAAATCACTGCCTAGGTTAACATTGGATGTTTTAATCCAAACAGAACCTGTAGGTGATCCGCCGGCTGGACTGGTACTGTAAGTGTTCCAGTTTGGAACTACATAACTAGGACTAGCTTGATAAGCTGGTGGATTGTATGTGCCAGCAGTAATGCCCAACTGTGTTAGAGCTGTACCTGCGCCATTGGCAATAACTACTGTGCCATTAAGTGCAGTTGTAGTAGCAAAAATTTGTAGTGCGCCATTAATAGCGGCCGCATAGACATTACTAATACTTCCACTGTTAATAGCGGCAGCTACTCCAGCAACGGTGTTATTTGGACCGGCTGGTACTGTAATTGTTGTGCCATTGATAATAAATGTATTACCGGCTGTCAAGGATGTTGGTGTCAATGTGCCTTGCACTGTTGGGAAACTAAGCTCCCAATCTGCACTACCAATCTGTACCCAAGTGTTGTAAAGATTACTTAGATAAGTCGCAGTAGTTTGTGTGCTGTTAGCCGCACCAGTTTTAAAATAAATTGGATTATAAATGCTGGTAGCATTAACAGCATATTGACCAATACTACCAACTGTCTGTGCTGGGATACCACCACTAATTTGATCTGTATTTGTAATAACAATAGGAGTTTGATTAGTGAATGCGCCTGTAACTTGATTCCACTGGAAGATTCCCCATTTTGTTGTATTTGTGTTTAACCAATAAGTTCCGTTAGGTGGAGTGCCTGTAGGACGAACCAAAGTAGCTGTCAACGCTGCCAAGTCAATATCGACACGCTGTACATAGCACTGGTTAGTTACACCTAAAGCACTGTAGGCTGCTAACAATCCGTATTCATTAAGCTCATATCCATTGATTGGAGTACCGTTGCTTGTCTGATAAAAGAATGGTACGCCGTATACAGAAGCCAAATCACGCTGACTAGTGATTAAATATAATTGGTTTGCATTCGCGGCTAGTGTGCCAGGAGCAATACCAGTTCCGACTCCGGATACTTTATTTGAAGCTGTTGCCAACAAGATGTATGGCACTGAATTAGTTGGTGCAGGTAAGTAATTGCTTTGGTCAACTACAGTAACTTGGACGCCAGGCGATAGTAAAGTCATGGTTAAATCCTTTTTATTAATAGTAATATTTAGCGAATGCGACAAAAATATTACGATATACCATCCCTTTGGCCAAGGTTTAATGGTAAATATACCATGGACAGACCCTTATGCACCGCTTGTACACAGCGTTTTTGCGCTGTAAACTATCACAAAGACGGAGTTACTCACTATCGTAGTAGGTGTGAACACTGTATCAAACGAGGGCGCAAACAAAAGCCGCCAGAAGCTCGTTGGGTCAAGGCTGGGTACAAGAAAAAAGCGGCCTGTGACCGCTGTGGATTTAGAGCTAAGTATTCAGCTCAGCTGTTAGTATTTCACATTGACGGAAATTTAAACAACACTGGTTTACGCAATTTAAAAACAATATGCCTAAACTGTGTTGTTGATGTTAAGAAAGCTGATCTTCCGTGGAAGCCTGGAGATCTTCTACCAGATGCTTAACCTGACTGTATAAGTTATCTAACCCATCAGCATTATTGTCTACAATATAGTCAAATTTAGTGCCAATCCAAGCAGTTTCAGAAGCGTGAATATTGAATTTAGCCAGCTGAGTTTTACTCCAACTCCAGTGTAGATTGTGATCTGGACCACGATTTACCGCTTCAGCAAATGGAAACCATTCAGGTTCTGGCCCACGGACCACACGAATTACTATTCCGCCAGCTGATTTTATAGCGGCAATTTCGTTAGGAAAACGACAGTCACTAATAACAATATCGTCTTTAGTTTTGCGTAGTTTGTTTTCTAAGGCAGCAATCCACATATCGTCGTGAAAACTTTTACGAGCTACTTCTGTACCCCAATACTGTAGCACCCAGCGTGGAGTTAAGTGCGGCATGCCCAGGCGTTCAGCCCACCATGGATCTACTTGCTCACGCCAGGCACGACTTTCTTTGGTGCGTCCTTCCAATAGCTCGCGGTCCCAACCAAAAATGGCGGCTACAGCATCTTTAAGTGTATGGGCAAATGATTCTCGTCGGAACTGGTGTATATTTTGTAAGTAATCAGCAATAGTATCTTTGCCAGAACCA